ATAAGCAAAATTCTTTCTCTGATACATAGTTTAATTATAAACTAAATCATCAGTATTAGGCAGTTGTTACCTGAATATTATGTGTAATTTGAAGTGAATCACCAGAAACAACATTGACTGCTGAAAAAACTTGTCTAGCTAAAAGAACACCACCAGAAGTATTATTATCTAAAATACCCTCTTCAGTAACCGCAAAAGTATTAGTAAAAGTAAATGTCTTGATCCATCTTTCAGTATCACCAGTTGTAGTAGTAGTTTGATTGGAAACTGTAGCAGCTCCTCTTTCACCACCAGCGGTAGTAATTTCAGTACCAAGAGTAGTATCACCAGCAGCGGCAGCACCTGTACCAGTACCGATAGCAATAGCAGTCATTGGAGAGGTTGTAGTACCACCTAATTGCTGTGCTACGGCTTGTTTACCAACTGTAGTAACTAAATTAGCTTTAATTGCTTTTAAGGTCCAATTACCAGTAATAAAAGGGATCTGTAAATCTATATGCCAAGTCTTATTAATTAATTTCCATAACCAATTATCAGCAAATTGAGGTTTAGCCGCCCAATTAAATAAATCTTCTTTTTGTTTATTATCTAAAAATCCAGCTTCTAAATACTTTTTAACTTGTGCCAATTTAACCGAATCAAATAATCTTCTTTCAACAATACCATTAATACCTGTTTTATTTATTATTCCTAATTTCATTTTATTTCCTCCAATTCATCTTCTTTATAGAAGCTAAAACCATTAATAATAGCTTTGGCTTGTATATCTAATTCTTTTGAAGAAACTTTATAAACAACACCCTTGCCATCTATCAAAACGCCAAGGACTTCATGCTCTTCGCTTTTTCCCTTAGCTTTTACTTTATCGCCAATTTTGAATTTCATAATTAATTATAACTCAAATTAATAATCAAAGCCATTGTTACCAACAGTTGAAGCAGGTGGTAATTTGGCTGTTAAATTTCTATCAAGATTTTGAGGTTTTAAACTATTAATAGCTTTTACTAGATCAATTCCATATACCTGTTCTTTTTGAGATAGAGGTATTGGTTTTTCTCGGCTACATTTCCAATCAATTATCACTCCTCTGGCCCAAATCTCATGTAATTCTCTAGGAATACCATGAGTTGTAGTTGAAGGATCATTACTCATATCAGTTGTATCAGTTAAATTAGCAATTACACCGGGCCAAGTATTAACTAAGATCTTTAAACCATCAGTAACCGAAGTAATAGTACCAGAATAAATATAAAGTGATTTTCTACTAAGATCAAAATAAGCGTTTCCTTCATCATTGGAAAAGTTTTGAATTATATCTGCTTCGCTATTAATTGTTTGACCATAAGAAGTAACATCAAATTCATATAATTTAATGAAATTAGTGGCATCTAATTTGGCTTCTACTCGCTTAATACTAGATAACATATCATTTGGTAAAGAATACTCACGCTGATTGGCTACTAGACTAGTATATTGAGGTATTAAAAGGATATCTTCATCAGCTTCTAAAATGGCCTTAGCTATTTCATCTTGTCTTATTTTCATTAAACCCAAAATTTCAGCATCAGTAAATGTTGATGAGTTTGTTCTCGTCATGAATCTTACATGAGTAGCAAATTCTACAGGTGTCATAATTAATTATACTTTAATTAAGCAGCTACTACCATTCCATCATCACTTAATGGCTGATAGAAGCAGTAATAATCAATTACTCCGGCAGTGATATTTGTAGTACCAACAGTTTGAATAATATCTAAACCACCTCCAATCACATTGTAGGTTTGAGAAATTGATTCAGCTAGAGTTGGAGTAGCATCATTCCAACATTCATTTACCACAAGAGCTGTAGCATTGGTTATTTGAGCCAATAAGGCAGCGGTAGCATCAGTAACTCCCACTTCAAGAGTAGCAGCACCAACTAATGTAGTTTTACAAACACCAATTACTTTAACTAAAACATCACCAGTAACAGTGAATAAAGTGGCTGGATTACCAGTACCATCATAATCACCCGGATCATTAGTCGTACCACCAGCAAAAGTCATTCGCTTTTTGACTACAAAAGGAAACATTGGACCGACTATTGGCCTTCCGTTTCCATCTAATTTAATTGTGTCGTAAGTAGGCATAATTATTCTTTATTAGGTTCGGCTTTAACTTCCTTACCTTTGTTTAAATAAATATCCATCAGAATACCATCACGAACTTCATGAATAATATCTGTATAGACAACTTCAATTACTTTATTTTTTTTAGCCATAATTTTTATTTTTTTAAATAATTAATTTCTAATTCCTCCCCACCAAAGCAGGTGGTAGGGAGTTTCAAAAACTAATTAAGCAGCAACAGATACGCCGGTAGTGGCAAATGTTGGAACAGCACCATCAACATAGATACCAACGGAAGCCTGAGCCATAACAGTATGATCAACAGAAGAACAATTTTTTAACAAAACTGTACCCTGTGTTTGAGCCGCACCAAAACCAACCGCATGAGCTGGAGTAGCCGCACCCAAAGCATTAGACATAAATACAGAATCTTTAACTAAAAGCATTCTTTCCACATCGGTAGCATTAGCACCATAAATACGAACAGGCTCTGTACCAGCAGCTTTAACTAAGAATAAACAACCATCAATTATATTATCTCGGCAAACTTTACCAGTAATAGTTTCTCTAGTTAAAAGCATATTTGGTCTGATTTTATTATCGGCGATAATATTAGCAGTTGAACCAAAGACACATCTAATCCATTGACAAGAATCACCATTGTTTAAAACTTCAGCAGCTGCGGTTTCATCAAGATCGGTAGATTTATAGAACTCACAATTTTCATAAATTGTGTATTCTCCACCTTCAGCAACAGAATAAAGTGATTCATCTTTAGTATTACCCGAATCAAATTTAATATTTCGGAAAGTATTACCAACACCAGTGTTTTTCATAACAGCAATATCGGTAGCAGCAGTTGTAACACCCATAGTAACTCTAGCCCTAGCACCTAATCCCATAGCACCAGCTCTTAAACCCATACCAACAAAATGAACTCTATTTTTAGAAATATCCAAAATAGAAGTTTGAGCATGAGCCGCATTAGCTGACAACATAATAATATCGTGTCGATTAGAAACTACCGCACTATAAGCCGAAGCAATAGTGTTATGGACCGCTAAAGAACCATCTTTGTAGGTTTTTTGATATTTTTCAAAAAATTCTACATAATTGCTATCCGCAGCCGGAATAACATAATAAACATTTCCTGTCGTAGCTGGTATTCCATTAGCTGACAAAGCTAATTCATTTAGAGCTTTTTCAAGTTCTAAGTTTCCAGCAGAAGCATGACTATATTTAGACATAGTTTTTTCCTTTTTGTCTCACTCCGACCACCACTGTCCGGAGATCAACTAAATAATAATTTTAAAGATTAACCAATAGCTAACCAACTAATTTGTTCGCTGGTTACATTTAAATCAGTATCAAGACCCATTGTAAAGCCACGATCAGTGACTGTAATACCCAATGAGGTAATAACTGAAATAGCGCCATCAGCACCAGTTTTAACAGCTGAATCATCAGCCATTCCTTCATACCATTCCAAAGAAACTAAACCCGAAGCATTAAGGTTTTGAATCTTAACATATCGAGGTTTAAAACCAAGATCAGAAAAGGTATAAGCGGCAACTGTACCGGTATCAAGATATCGACCAGTGGCAACTTGTGAAGCTACTCTTGGAGTTTTTGTTGTGATTGTTTGAGCCATATTTTTATTTTTTATTCCCTCCGGTTATTCGCCGGAGGGCTAACTTTTAATTAATTATTAAGCGGAGACACCAACTTCAATATCAACTATAAATGCGGCATTAAGGACTTTAGCTACATAAGCAGCTTTCCAGCCGGAGGTTGATCTTTGATTTAATGGGTCGGCAGTACCAGCACTACCTAAAGGTTTAACAATGTTCATTAATGCTTGACCACTAATTCTGGTTTGAGCGTAAGCATTTTTTCCGAAGATTAAAACATGATGAACATCATTACTGTTAGCACCACCAGCAGCTGAAACTGCGGCGTTGGAAGATTCAATGAATCTAACACCTGCTAAAGAACCAATTTCATCTGGCATAACCATTGATTTATTAGGATACTTTTCAACTGGAATCCAGCCAATAGCATCATCAAGGTCATAAGCCACATCTTCAGAAACTATACCAACATAACATCGACCAATTGGAATAGTATCGTAACCGGTAGATGGATCAATCATGGAAGTTATCATTTTAGCGTTATTACCTTTTAGAGTTCTAACAGCTTGTTTAACTTCTTCTCGGGTCAATTTCATAGCAGCGGTTATTTCCGTTCTTTGAGTAGCAGTCGAAGCATATTGTTTAGTAGCACCAGCCACTAAAATATCACGACAAAGTTGGTCCAAAGAATCACCAGCTTGTTCTCCTAAAATCTCGGCAGTTTCTGTCAAGATTGGGTCGTATGTTTCTGTTAAAACTTTATCAGTTAAAGTTACATAATCACCATAATAAAGCACTGTGGCGGTGATATCAGTAACACTAAGTTGCTTACCTTCTGGAGTAACACCCTCTGTTAGAGCGGTTGTTTGAGCAGTAAGTAATCCATATCGGCGGAATTTAATAACATTTGTGCCGTTATTAGCAGGTATATCTCTTACCTGAGCGAAACGATTATGAACGAAAGCGGGAATTGCTTTATCAAGCAATGCTCGGTCATAGAAGTTATTAACTTCTACTGGAATTTCTGTCCTAGTTGTGTTTGACATATTTTTTTTGTTTTATAAATAATAATGATTAGCAACAAAAAAGGCCCTTACCCATTTCGGGATAAGAGCCTTTGGTTTTTCCAATATTGCTATCTACATTAATTATAGAGCAAAAAGGAAAAAGCAACAACTAGCTTAAAATTGCTCTGATACTGGTTTTCCGGTTCGATCATCAATTCTGTCAAGCAAAATATTTGCTCCAGCTTGGGCAGTTAAATTTAATCGATCAGAAATAATTAAAGCCACTGGTTTTGGTACTTCCACCAATACTCCCTTTGGCACTAACCATTTAGCCCCATTAACTTGAATTTCCTCAATAGTATCAGGAGTAGTTAAAGCAATTTGAAAAGAATTACCTTTAGCATCTTTTCTCCATTCCACCACACCGGCTTTCTTGCCCGGATCAGAAGGATAAAGAATTTGGACCATTGGACTATTCATCCATTTATCCCACATAATTTGGGCTTTACTTCTCCATGCTTTTTCGGTTTTCTTTTCTTCAGATGGATTTATTGTTTCCTCAATACTATCCACTTTTTCCACTACTTTTTTAGCTTTTAAAGTATTAAGAATAGCTATCACTTGGGCTTTATTATTAAATTTGGCTGCCTCAACATCTTCTTTAGGCATACCAGCCTCAATTAATTCTTGTTCGAGTTCTTTTAATGTTTTTACTTCATTTGGTAAATCTGTCATATTTTTATATTAAATAATAATTAGTAACCTTGTCGCCCTAAAACCTTAGCTTTTTGGGCTTCAAAATCTTCTTTAGAGGCGGTATGCCAATCTTTTTTACCACCACTTTCTTTTCTAACTGTTGTTCCGGGAGTTTTAGTCTCAGCAACTTTCTTTTGAGCCTCCCTCTCTTTAGCTGCTCCAATTTTCATCATATCTTTAGATGCCACAATAGCAGCGATATTATGAACTGGAATATTGGCATAATCCGGATGAGACATATATTTTAGGATTACTCCCTGATATTTAGCAAACTCTGGTTTAGCCGCAATAAAGGCTTGGACCTCTGTTTTATTTTCAATTTCTGATAACTTCGCTCCAACTTGCTTATTAACAATCTTAGTAATACGCTTATTATCCTCTTCATCAATATCCTCTTCTTCCTCTTCCTTTTTTTCTTCCCGCTGTCGTCTAACTTCAGGAGTTATTTTTTCGAGGTCAATTTCATCATCTCCCTCTTCTTTCTTCTCTCCATTGTCCTCTTCTTCTTCAGTTTTCCCTTCCTCGTCATCTATTTCTTCCTCTTTGGTTTCATCAATAACTTCATCTTTATTTTCTTCTGACATATTTGTTCTCCGTTTTTGGATAAACTATTAATTATTTAATTGTACTATGTTTTAGGTACTTCCTCAAATGGATCATCATTAGGAATATCACCCTCATCACTTGGTTTTAACTTTTCAATCATATTAGTTGGAGTATTAATTATCTCTTCATGGACCGCTAATTTATCCCTTAACCTTTTTACTTCTTCCAAAGTCTCTTCTCCAGCTCCTTTTAAAAGCAATTCTTTAACCACTTCAATATTCTCTCTGACAATTGTTTCAAATAATTTCCAACCCGGATGGGTTAATAAATCCTTAAAATTAGATGATACTGCGGCTCTTTTTTGTTCTGTACTTAAATCTATTGGCATATTTTATTGTAAAGGCATGGCTCGGCCACCCATATTAGATGTTTGACTAGGAGCAATTGGTTTAGCACTAATACCGGGATTGCCGGTAATTGGTGTTTGAGTAGTCGTTCCCGGTTCTTGGAATGTCTCAGCATTCTTATCAATAGGGAATAACTCCGGTTTAACCTTTTTAATTGATAATGCCTTTTTATGAGTTTCAATATGAGCCTTACTAGCTTCTGTCTCTTTTGCTTTAGCATGAATCTCTAAGTGAATGTTATGGTCATCTTCAGGAAGTACCGGCACTAACTTATTCTCATTTAATAATTCATTTTGGTCCTCCGCAATTCGCTCATCAATAGTTGGCGGGAATAGTCTATCAATTTCATCTTTCTCTAAACCATTAAGTCTAGCTAATTTCTTCATACCCCATCTTTTATTAGCATTTGGATCAGCAAAAGCTACTGTAAAAAAACCATTTAAACGATTGCTTTCTTCAAGTTGTTTAGCCCGACTAATAATTTGAGATTCAATAATTACATCCGGATCAATATTGGCAATAATATCGGATTTACTTAACTTACGCCATTTAGCACCAAAAGCACCAACAATTCTTAATACCTTTTCATCAATATCTTCGGCAAAATTATCTTTATAAAGGTTATACCAGTGTTGCCAAAATCTCTTTTCAGACCAACCAAAGACCTTAGCCGATAGTGAATAGCGGGTATCAACATTAGAAGCAACTAAATTAAGTTCTCCAAGAGTTCGCTGTTGAGATGAGATTGCTCCCTGTTGAAGTTCCGGAGTAGCAGTTGCCTTTTGAGCTGAAGCATCAAGGGATTTATAAATAAAATCTAAAAGTTGTAAATTAGGTCGAGCCTTATTAAGAGGAATAACTGAACTCTCCAATGATTCATTAGCTTTAACATCCACTCCAATATATTTATCAAAATCAAAATTCAAATCAGCCTTATTAGTAATTTTGTTAGTATTGTAAATATACATTGGGTATAAATCAGCTTTCATTGCTTTTAACCCTAAGTTTTGAGCAATAGCTCTAGCTCTTTGTTTATCTTCAACCAAATCCGGAATTGATGTACCATCCCAATCATGAGAAGTCGGATATAAAGGTCGATCAAGTATTGGCCAATAATTTCTTTTTAATTCTTTTAAACCTAATAAAATACTTCTGTCATTACCAAGCCATAATTTTACCTTAACAATCGAACCATCCGGTTTTTTCCAATGAGAAAACCATTGAGTTACATCATATTCAGCATTAGCACCTAAATCAGCTTCAGTATCTTTCTTTTGTGTTTGACGACCCTGAGCATCATCTCTGGATTGTTCCGCATCAGTAACTAATGATTGAGTTGATTCACCATACTTTAAACTCTTAAAATCAATATCTTTAAAGAAATTTGGGTTATCTTCCATGTCCTGTCGGCTCATTTTTATATCATTACCACCAAAACGCATCGCTCCTTTACCTTTTCGATTACCATTAACTGATGTTGCCTTTGGATCACGCAACCAAGTTAAGAAATCAATGACTTCCGGTACTGGTAAAAAAGTATTATTATCCGGGTCTCTTTCAAATTCTTCCATTAAAACTAAACCACGACCACAAAAAAGAGTATTAAAATCCCATTCAAAATCTAATTGGTCCTTTTCCATATCATCATAATCTGCCTTCGCCATTGCCTCTAGGTTGTCCGCTGTCTCTTCATCGCCATCTTCCCTACCCCCAAACGATACCGCTAGTCTATCCTCATATAAAGAAGCTAAAACAGTCTGAAAAGTAGTAAATAAAGTTGTATCACCTACCGCTTCTTCATCCCGCTTTTGATTATTATAAAGTTTTAGTCTCATTCGCCACTTATCAATCTTTGGCTTCATGAAATCAAAGGCAACTTTATATTCTTTTTGAACCTGTTGGATTAATGATTCATAATCTGGTTTATCTTCTTTATCTTTATCCTCAATCTTTTTACTTTTAGATTGAAGGGTATTAAAAATATCATCTGGTAAATCAAGTAGGTTTAATTCATTCATGCTATTCCTCCAGCTGATTTACGACCAGCTTCAAACTGTTTAACAATATCTTCTTCTTTTTTAGAAATCTTATCGCCTCGCTGATAATCAATCGTTGAAGCAGCACCAGCATAACACATCTTAACCACTTCGGCTATTTCTTCCTCATTTAATTCTTTTTGACCTTTAACTGGCTTCATTACAATATAGGAAGAATAAAACTTTTCTCTAAAGAAAACATCCCAAACAAACATTTCCTTACCAATCTTTCGGATTAAAATATGTCCGTCTTTATACTGAACAATTTGAAGTACCCTCATTAAACCATTTGATTGATTCTCTTTTTTTTTAGCCATATTAAAATCTCCCCTTCTTAGCTTTTAATTCATCATTATCTTCTAATTCTTCAGTTAATTTAATGATTTTAAGCCGGGTAGAGATAGGCTGTTTTTCCATCCACTGATCTTTTTCCATTCCAATATTTTCAACTTCAATCTCTAGTTTATATTTTTCTCCCACCTTCCAACCTTTAATAGCTGGAAAATCTTTTTCAGACAAACTAAATATAGGTGGCATTGGTGATGGTGAATCCATTAGCGGTTGTTTATCTTTAAAGACCACTGTTTTGCCTTTTATCATAATTAATTATACTGTAATTTATTAACTTAAATCAATTTCAGTATCTTCTTCAATCAGTTCACTAAGTTGTGGTTCAATTCTAACTACTACTCCACTAACTTTATGGACCACAATTTTACCAAAAGCATACTTCCTTAATTTTTGAAGCAAAATAGCTTCCCTACGAGTAATAGTTACCTCAACATTTTTTTCTGGTTTAAATGGTTTAAATGTTTCTTTATCTTCCATATGGATCATCGTTTGGTTTACTACTAACAGTAGTATTGGTTATCTTATTAATTATATCCTGATGAGCTACCGCAAAATAGCGGAATGAATCAGCAGCATGGCTAGACCAATCATGCTCCGGATGAGATTTATAAACCTGATTCTTTTCATCCCACTCTTTATGATAACTCATTAAACCATCCAAACCCTTCTCACACTTAACTTTATCAAACCAACATCGATTTAAAATATTTCTAGCTGACTGAATCCCATTGTCTAATCCTACATCTGGCACAATCTCTAATGGCTTTAAACCTAAACTCTCGGCTACTTCTAGTCTTGATTTACCAGTTCCAATTTCTCTAACCTTTCCATCATGCGGCCAATAACTTGCTCCATAAACATAAGGCTTTTTAAATAATTCTTGAATATAATAATTAACTCCTTCACCTGAACCCTCTAAATATTCAATCAAATGAATTTCTTTACCAGCTCTCTGAACAAACCAAATCGTCATAGAATCATCCATACCCAAATCCCAATAAGTATCGACCTTAGCATTCATATCATAAGGCACAGAAGTAATCCGACCCTCTCTTTCGGCTTGTAATAACTGAGCCGCATAATAAGCTCCCTGTATTGGCACTTCAAAAGAACACATATATTCCTGTTGATAAAAAGCATCATTACCATCTCTTCTAATTATCTCCTCTCTCTCTTGCGCTAATTTCTCATAAGAAATAGCATGAGTATCTTCCACTGTACTAACTTGGCAATACCAAATATCCGGATAAGCTAAAGCAGTTTTATATGTACTAAAGCCATGATTTTTACCTCTTGGGGTATAAATAAAGATAGCCACTCCATCATTTTCTGCTAAAATTGGAGATAAATAATTCCATGCCGCCGGAGATTGTAAGGACCATTCGGAAAAGACAACCATCACTGGATTAGACCCGACAATCGAATCAATATTATCAGAACCAATAACCTGAAAAATTGAACCATTATTTAATTCAATTAACATTTCCCCGTTATCAGTTCTCTTCCTTAATTCTTTAGGTATATGGTCCGTAAATTTAAAACCATCCTTATCCATACCATTCCAAATAACTTTTTTACCTTGTTTATAAGTAGGAAATACATAAAAGTATGCTCCCACCCGCTCCATCATCGACTTAGCAATGTAATTGATCATGGTTTTATCTTTTCCACTTCGCCTATGAGATACCCACACCGCCCTCTTATATCCATTATCCAAAGCCTTTAAAATAGGTAATTGATAAGGTCTTGGCTCAAATTTATAGGGAAGAGTTATATCCTCACCTTTAATAAAATTATTGTTTAATATCGCCATAATTTATTACCTTTACTCCAGTAATTTTATGTTCTTGTTTTTCCGGAGCATAATTACCCTTAATCTTATTAAACATATCTATTGCTGCCTTTCGACTATTACCATCCGGCGACCAAAAATAAACTGTCACAAAATTATCTGTTTTAAATCTTAAAATCTTTCTTACCTTACATCCACCCACACTTTCCACAATTTCAGTAATTTCTTTATCATTCAATTTAGCATCCATTTTATAAGAATCAAGTTTAGCCGCATTTAATAAATCTTTGTGAGCTTTAGCCACCATATCGTCTGGCATATATTCACTTAATAATTCTATAAAACCTTTACTCTCAGTAACCTTAGTAGGTGATTCAGAAACAGAATCAGTATATCCAGCTGCCCTTAAAATCTTACCAATCGTTACATTTTTCTGTCCTTTGGAATTTCTGACAATTTCTGCTATTTTTTTAACTGCTATTAGTTGTCTAGTTGTTGCCATAATTATATTTCGGTTATTCCGATAATAAACATAATTAATTATAGCTTATTTTAAGTCTCAATGAATTTACACATCTTTCGATTCTTTATTTTATTCATCATCATTTTCTTTTTTAGCTTATAAACATCAGTAAGTTTTCCTTTAACATCTTCAATCACTAATACTTCATCTTCCATATAAGTAAAATCAGCAAAATAACAGATAGGTCTAATCTTTTCATGACCATACCAAAATCCCTTAACTAAGACAAATTTTACTTGTTGTTTTAAACGACTAATTACTCCACCCTTAACTAAAAGATTCAGCTCATCGCATCTCATAGCCTCTTTTTTTGAATCATGGAGGTGTTTTTTGGCACATCTGGTCTTTTTAGCTCCATATTTGTTTTTTCCAGCTATTTGTTTTTTATATTCTTCAACACTCATTTCTATCATGGTGGGAGGTGGCGGACTCGAACCGCCTCTACCGTCGTAGATACCATTAACTCCCTAAAAAAATAACAGGTGAAAAACAACTGTACTCATGGCTGTCGGTGATTGGCCATTTGGCACGAACCGGCAGCGGGGCAGGGTACAAAAGTTTTCCCTAACCTGAAGTATAAAAAGTAGATAATTAGACTTCTAGTTATTGCCTGTTAAACAAAGTTACACCTATTCTACTGACTTAGCAATAGTTTGTATTTTGTTTTTTAAATCAATCAACTGATTATGGACCAAATCATTTCGATCCAACTCAGTTCCCGCTTTTTTATCCATTAATTCACATACCGCTTGGTAAAGCAAACCAAGTTCTCCTCTAGTTATTATTATCTTTATTTCTTCATCCATGTTAAAAACCTCTCATTCGGCGATTATAATCATTAAGTGGATCTTCTCTATTCATTCTTTCTCTTCTAATCTCTTCTAATTTACCCAACTTATCAGCCGGAACAGTCAATAATTCAATAATTTCTTTTAACCATTGGTTTTCTAGCATTATTGGTCTTGGCACACATTCATAATTAGAAATGATTTTATTATATTTAGATTCAACATCATCAAATTTTTCATTCAAAGTATCATATCTACCTTTCCAATATTGAATTTGTGATTGTGATTCACCCAATGATTGTTTTAACAAAGCGGCAGTATTACGCCACTTATCAAGTAATGATATTTTTTTAGTTAGTTTTTTAGTTTTCTTTTTTATTGGTTTCATAACTATTCTCTATCCATATCGTTTCTGCTCACCTTAGCGGTCTTAGAAACAACTTTGATAGTTTCCACTAAACTATTAATTAAAAACTCTATTATGCCTTTATGGGAGCTATTAGCCCTTATATCAAGCATATAGACTTTGCTATATTTTTTACTTGCCATTATTTTCCTTTTTTAAAATATTAATTAAACCAGTCATAATATTAAAACAATTTATCTCTAATTTGGTTTTATCCGATCCGGTAGTAATCTGAAAATCTCCATGACCGGTTTTTTTAATACCAATCATTACCGGTCCATGCTTTTGAATAACAGCTTCAATTAATTTATTAATCATTATTTTCCTCCTTTAATTTCCCTTCTTGGAGTATTCCAATAAGGGCTTTTACAATGAGGACACACTCTTGGTTTCTCTGTTCTAGCGACCCATTCATAAAGGCATCGCTTACAGGTTAATTTTTTTAGTTTGATCATGCTTTTTATTAACCAATAACATTACTGCCGATAGATTTTTCTTATCCTTCGCACTAGCCGAAGCATAAGCCCTCTTAACTCTTTTATCGTCTCTTAGAGTATGGGTATTAACAATAACATTCCCTTTCTTATCAATACCTCTTCGGGTTTCCCATTGTTGGCCGGTTTTATCCATTCCCTCATTCTTCAAGAATCGGTTTATTAATTTAGCTTTCTTTTGGCTCATTGTTTAATCTCCTTAAATTTAATAACTGGTTTATAAACCTTAATCACTTCAAACAGTCTAGTATTTTGGACCAACTGACCGCCATTCATATAACCGGTGGCCTTATCCTCTGCCTCTTTCTTTGAATCAAAGGCTTTACTCGATAAAACAAATTTTTTCATATATTTAAACCTCCACTTTTAATAAACTCTAATTTTTCTTTTTTAGTTTCAAAAATATTTCTTCTAGTAATATTGATATTGTCAATCTTATCCATATTAATAAATTTAATTTCTTCAGTAGTTTCCATATCTCCAACCTTCTTCTTTTCAACATAGTAAAAGATTGTGCCACCATTACTTGTACCGTATTCGGAACAATTTTTAATAATATCTGTTCCACCACCATTACTAACTGATTTATAAACTATCTCTATATCGTATTTTGTTTTCATAATTTTAATTAATAATTAATCGTGAAAGTCAATTTTTTCTTTATACCCATCTTTGGGCTTTCTTAAGTTATTAATCTGATAACCATATTCAGTTTCATCATTTTGATTAGCCCATCCAATTGCCTCCTCTAATGAATCAAAAACCTTAGTGGTATTTTGTAAAGTTAAAGGCTCATTTATTATTGCTTCTTCAGCATTTAAATTATCCCAAAGATAAACCTTATCACCAACCTTAATAATTGACATGTAATTATTTGCGCTCATTTTATTTCCTCACAAAATTTAAAAATATTAATGCTGTAAAACAAAAAGTAACTACTACCGCAAACAAGGTAAAACCCTCCTCTTTGGAGATTATCCTTAAAGATCGCAGTATTAATTTATATATTTTTTTCATCTTTCTAATAATTCTGATAACTGTTTTCTAATCTGACCACCATCTGCCAATCCTTTTGTAATTGGTATATTAGGTATTATTTTTCTCAATTCAGTTTTCCACTCTTCATTATTCCTTCTTAAAGCCTCTTGACACAATACTCCGCCATTTTCTAACCCAGCATCCATTCCCGCCCTAAAACCTCTTTGAAATCGAGTAATACTAAAATAATCATTAAACCAATTTATTATTCTTTTCATACCCCAACCTCCACCGGTAAACTAATAACTTTCTTTTTTCTCTCAATCTTCTTAAAATCACTTAAAGGAATAATTGCCACCTTCTTTCCGGATGGATTTACCCAAATAGAGTTATATTCATTTCCTAGCCTTAGCGCTTCACTAGTATTAATCCGGTAATAAACCTTTTTATTATTCCCAATAAAAACCCGATAGTTCTCACACGATTCCAAAGCAGCCACCGCCAAACCTAATACCAATGTTTGCTTCCCTTCTTCAAATTGATTCATCTTAGAATAAAAAGGATGATTAACTGTATGGATTCTAGTTTTTCCCTTAGTTGTTTTAGTCATTGATAACTTAGGAATAGAATTAATCAAATCTAATAATTGCTCATTATTCATTCCGGTTATATTAAAGTAATAGCCTCTATCCTCTAATACCTTAAAATCAGTTCCTTGTTGCTGGTTACAAGCCAACATCCAATCAAACTTACTTTTAGTTATTTCTTTGTTTCTTATATCTTTTAAGTTCATAATTGTTTCCTCATTCGGTCCTAGTGAGTTCTAGGACCTATCAAGAGCCAATTACTCATCATCAATGCTGTCTCTATCCAATGTACCGGAATACTCATTTAAAACTGTTTTCATTGTCTCTAAATCCTCTTCATTAAATCCTTCATCTTCCACTTGGAAATCCATTACCCAATACTTCACCATCTGATCTTGACCATTAATATTCTTTTTAGTCTCCACCTTAGTTGTATTAATCACAATTGGATATTTCCAAATAGCATCAATCTTTCTTTGGTTTAAAGTGTTCATCATTCGACCAAAGTTAGAAAAAGAAGCCACACTAATATTCATTAAGAATGGCGACATAGTTTCCAAATTAACTCCTAAAATACCCAATGAGACATTTCTTTTACCTTGATATTCTTTAACTATTCTTTTAGCTCGAACAATACCACACCTCAACTCATCTACCGCTGTGCCAGTATCACCTTGATAGAATTGACCCGGATCAGCATCTTCTCCATCCTCACTTGTTTTAATATTAGTCGAACCCGGCTGGACCAACTTATAAAATGGTAGGGGAATAATATCGGTAGTTACCTCTTCCAACCCCTGAATTGAAGAATAATGTTTAACTGGAGTTAATTGAGTATGATGTTCCACTGTTGCTGGAGCAAATATCTCTTCGGCTGTTTCTGCTTGTTTATCAGCCGCAATTTTATCTCTCACTTCTCTTGCTTTATCTATACCTGTTTTTTCTTCTGACATATTTTTTTAAATAAATTAATAATTAATAAAATTAACCATAATCATTACTCCCCAATAAAATCCGATTGAAAAGAAACCTACCAAAGCACTTGCCCACTTCTTATTCTTCTTTCTCTTATAAATCAAATTAAATGCCACCATCATCATTACCCAGCCTATGAATGGCGACATTAACATCATAGCTGCTATTAATACAAAAATCATATAAGGTTTTTCCTTTAATGAATTAATAATTATTTACCTGCTTAGAAGAAAATAGTAATTAACCTTAAAACTAACTACCATATTCTCTTCCAAGCCGGTAAGACTTGGATTTAGGCTGGTGAGCCATATCTCACCATATCGAGTATTCCCGGAGCTATTGGTTTGCCTCCGACACCTAAATTTTTAAAGTTCTCGTATTCCTCTTGCTTTGATACTCATATATTATCATCATATATTATCATCATACAAGATATCAAAATGGGTCAAATTAAAATTACTTTTTCCGCTCAAATAAACCTCGCCTATGAATCCAATCAAAAAGATGTTTCCAACACCACCCAATACCCTCTACCGCTTCATTTAAACAACCATCAATTTTACATTTCATATTATAATTAATTATTGCCTCTTTAGTACAACGGCTAGTACAGTAGTTTTGTAAACTTCTAATATCTGTTCAATTCAGGTAAGAGGCTCAATCCTTAATCTCCTTTATTGTCTTTAAAGCCTTAATTGCTAATTTAACCGCACCATCATCCGAATTATGTTTTATCTTTGATCCATCATCACAAATATAAAATCCCGTCTCTAAAACCCGATTAACAACTGTTCTAGTATAAATTGGTTTTCCATTTATTAAAATTGATACTGTTAGCATATTAAGGAAAAACTTGATAACTATCTAAACTATAAATTCCCGGACCAATTTGACCGGCTTTGAAAGCAATTTTAGCTGCTTCACTTCTATTAACAAACCTTCCGTTATTAGTTACAAATCCTTGTTCGGTTTCATCCAACATAATTTTAAAATCTTCATATATCTTTTCAGCAATTAAAGCGTGTCTTTTACCAGTAAAAACTCTTTCTTTATATTTTAAGGCAGCAAACTCAATTTTTTCTTCCGCCGCCGATTTTTTTTCTTTTTTCCCCTCTTTCATAAATTCTTACCAATTTCCTACAAATTGGCTTCTTACTAATTTCTAATAATTTAATTCTATACTTATTTAAATTAATAATTAAATAATCATTCCGGTATGTTGATATTCTCCCCCCTACCCCCAATAAAAAATTGAAGGCGAGGTGGAGTATAACAACTTTCCGACATTCCGTATAAGTTGATAGCTATTATTCGCTTAGCTACAAGCCACTCCCCGAATCCTGTCTTTACCAACTCTATTAACCTTAATAATAGAGTTGTGCCGATCTGCCCGGTCTTATACTGCTAGATTCGCTTCGCAGTTTAATTGCCGCAAAAATCTCCGGCAATGTCAAATACCAATAAAAACTATTCTTAGATACTCCTATAAGTTTCCTAAGAATTCATGTTTGGTATAACTGATAAATCAGTTTTAAGTGGAAGTAATATCACGCCTTTGTGCTGTTCTATAAATGGAATTCCGTTTTTAATTGTTTTCTTTTCAAAGCTAATAGGTTGATTATTGGACCAGGAGAAACCGCACTTAATAGCGGTTTCTCCTTGACTTCGGGTTTTGTCTGGTGTTAGACTTTTCATAGTTTTATGTGGTAATAAAACAATACCCCTTCATGCCTTTTGGTGTCAAGGGGTATTTTAATCTTTAAGTTCAACTTACTTTTTATGGTGTTTCTTTTTTTTCTTTTCTTTACTTCTCTCAATTTTTCGAATAATAATCTCTTTTGGTCCTTTAAAACAATCAGAAGGCATTTGATCGGCAGTAACTAGCTCTTTAGTGTCCGGATGTAAAAACAAACCACTATCAATCGCTAGTCGATCATATTTCTCATGAACATCCTCTACTGGTTGCCCATAAACAGAACAAGCATTGTAACCGGCTAACATCATACAATTATGGGGATTATTACTACCACCTCGACATTGTGGCATACAGTGGTGTCCTTCTAGTACATCAACCTCTACATCTAATAGGTTACATCGATGACTACATTCTTCTTTTTTAACTCTTAATACTTCCTTAGAAAACGCCATATATTAATTATGGTGGTTTCTAAAATTAAAAGAAATTTCTGTAAAAAAATTGAAAAAAGAATTATAATTAAAGTAGCGCCAGTTCTATTCCCCTTATATTTTTTTGCTTATTCACTATTATCATAGTATAATAATAGATAGGTTAAACCTTAAATACCGCCCTAGTTGTAGTCATAAAAAGACTACCAGCTCCTCAGCTAACTATTGGCGGTATTTTGTTTATTGTCTTAAACTGGATTCTTTCCAATACAATTTATACATTGATTGAGCGGATAAGAAAATAATACTAGCATTTTCTATTAAATCTCTCCAATTAAATCCATTACAAACAAGAGTTACTGATGCCGAAATAACAACACAAGACAAGACACTAACCAAGTATCTTATTTTAGAATCGACAATCTTTTTATTAATTAAATCTATTAATGGAGGTAAAAATGCTCCAAAAATAAAACTTAATACTTCAGGTGTTAATTTCATTCATGGTCTCCTATTTTTAAATTTTTAAATTCTATTTTTAAAGTATTTACATCGGTTTTAATTAAAGCAATTTCGGTCGCATTAATTTTTCTCCCTTCAGCTAATTCTTTAATAATAGTGTTTTGATTGGCAATATAGGTATCTAATTTCTGATCAATCAAAGCAATCTTAGTATTTAGCGCCGCCCAAGACAAAGTAATCATCACCGCCGAACTAACAATGGGAACAATATTATTAAATTGAAACCAAGTAATTTGTTTTTCATCGTTATTTCTATCGGTTGTCATAGTCTTATAAGGTGGAAATAATTGATATTTGCTTTAATTTGCTTTTTAAAGCCTCGCACTCCCTTTCCTTGTCTGCTAACTTGGTCTGGGTTTCTATTAACTCCTTATTGTCTGGTACAACTGGTCCTTGTGGAGCTTTCCATTCAATACCTAAATAACTAACAACCCCCCTAGCTACACCTTTAGCAAGGTTATATAAGCCATCTTCTGATGATAATACCTTCCTATCCTCGTCTGTATTAATAAATCCACACTCCATAAGACAAGCTAATGGTTTTGTATCATGAATAAATCCCAATCGACCCCAAATATTAGCTGTTTTTTCATCCTTTACTCCTCTTAATTTTGACATTCCGGATTCAACTGCCATAGCATCTAAAAGAAATGAAGCAAACTTTTTACTCTCTTCACTATTACGATAATACCAACCTTCCAAACCAACACCAGTGTTAGGCTTTGATGAAGAATTGATATGAATTTCGGAGCAAATATCAATATTATCAGCTCGATCATTTATCCATTTAATTGTTTGAGTTAGGCTTAAATCAGATGGAGGATTCAGTACTCCGACACCATGCGCCCTTATAATTTGACTGGCATAAGCAACAATCTTTTCAACTAAATCTCTTTCAACTAATCCGTTATAAACAGCACCCGGATCAGTGTTGGAATGTCCAGCAGATAAAGCGATTGTTTTCATATAATAATTATAAACTATTTTCCTAACTGTTTCTTTCTTTTGTTAGATAACCACTCATTCGGAGCGGCTACCCAAGCATCCCAATTACCATTCAAGTCATAAAGAATCTTTGCCATCTTAATATTATTTATTGGTTCAAGCATTTTATCCCATAGAGCAGTCGCCATTTCAGGGGTAATATCAGCATAGTTTTTGTAGCTTTCATCAATAATTCCAGCATCAATCATCATTTGTCTTTCAACCTTACCACCCAATAATCCATCCGGACCAAGAAGGCGGCTATTGTTGATTCTAAATAATCCTCGATCAGTTGAGTTTTCATTTTCTCCACTAAATTTATTTTTAAATGTTTTGACTGGCGCAGTATCACTCCATAAACCAGTTTTAGGGTCAATTTTATTTTCAACATCAATTTCCTTACCGGCAAGTAGTTGAGTATTTTCTCCCCTGATAACACCATCACTATCGGTCCTCTTTAATATCTTTGTGGCTTCTACCCACTTATCACCAAAGACACTCTTGATATCGTCATTGTAAGGGGTTTCAGTAGCCTTTGGACTAGTAATAGTTGGCGCTGGTTCGGTTTCTCCCTCGCCAATATTTTCTACTTCTTTAGTTGGAGTTGGAGTAACCATTTTTTCTTTTTTCTCTTTTTCCAGTATTCCTCTAACTACTTTCTCTTCACCCAAATCAAAACCCAATATTCTTTTTTCTACCTTATTACCAATATTTTGATAATACCAATCAGGGTTTTCTTCTCTTAAAGCTAACATGGTTTGATAATATTCTCTCTTTTGATCACTAGTTAATTTATCTTCAATTATACCTTCAATCGGATTCTCATACTTTTGAACTCCGGGTATTAATTTAGACATATTACCTAAAAACTTTTCCCATCCGCTTCGAGTATCTTTGGACCATACCAACTGTTTGTTACTGCCTTCAATCCCCTCCGCAGCAAAAGCTGGTTTAACTAATTTAAAATCAAAGTTAAGTAGTTTTTTCTTTTCTTCATAACCACTTTTTTTATCCAATACCTTTAATTCATCCACTACTTCCTGACTAATGATTTTATATTTCAAAGCATCATTAACAAGAGCTTTAAAATCATCAGTTCTCATCGCCTTTTGGAATTGTTGAAGGTAGTCTAGTTTTTCCGCATTAAGATTAGAATAAATCAATTTATCCATATAAGGTGATTCACCCTTTTCTCTTTGAATAGTAAATTTCTTTGCCAATGCCTTACCTTCAGTGATTAAATCTTTATCAGTCGGTAATTCACCGCCAAAATATTCTTTTACCATTTCGGTTCTTAATTTACCAAGTTCTTGTTCATCATTAATTCCTCGACTTAATTTGACATACTTATCAACTATTTCTCTTTTTTTAATAGATTTTCTGGCTGCTTCTTGATCGGCGTTAGAAGTAAATTGCTCTTGTAATCCATAACTACTGGTTTGAAACATTCGATTAATAACCGGAATTGATTGTAAAGTTACTTCGGTAGTTGATCGGCTGCCAAAATCATAAGTTTTAAAATTACCTAAACCAACAGTATTAAGTGAGTATTGGACCATTTTACCCAATCGAATCATCCCTCCAGCTTTCCAAGAAGTCTCATCAATAGCTAGTCTCCCCCGATAACTGTCATAAGGATTTCTACCTTGTAGGTAGCCTAACCAATCACCAACAGCGGTAAATAGTGGGGTAGGGGAGGGGATATACCCAGCACCCAAAGCTCCAATTTGCTCTGGTTTAACTATCTTGCCCTGAACCATACTACTAAAAGTTTTCCAAACAATCGCACTAACAAATCTCTCTGTTTCATCTTGGGGAATACGCATATAAACCGCCTTTCCATTTTCATCAAATCCCACTGGTACAGTAATATAATTGGTTTTGTCATATTCAGTTTGGCTTTGGAAATTCTTTTTAACCCATTCACCAAATAGACCACTCAATCCCATTACCATTAATAATTTTGGTAATACTCCCACTATAAAGGTTCTCATCCAATAACCGGAAGCAGTCTTTGGGTCGGTAGCCAATTCCACACTAGCCCTAGTTGCCTGAATCATCACATTGGAAAAGACAAAAATATCATTATCCATCTGTTTATAAGTACCGCCTTCAGTATAGTTTGGCGTACCGACATAATTTCGGGTAATAAAGCCTAATTTCTTTCCATCATCAATTCTTTTCTTAGCAATTTGATAACCGGATATTTTTGAAGTGGCTTCAAAAGTACCACCGGCATATTTAATAGCTTCTAAAATCTTTCCAAAACTATTATTAAATAATTTTCGAACTGCTCCTATTTTCTCTTCTTTACCTAATATTTTGTGTTGTCGAAGCAAAAAGGCAATTGAACTATCATTATTGGCATGAGGGTCATATTGCGACCATTGAGTAGTAATAGCTTTATTAGACAACATTTCTTTTATCAATTCTGTCTTTTTACCCGCCGCAAATTTAGCACCTTCGGGGATAGACTTAATATAAGTGGTAAGCATTTCTCCAATAGTTACTCTTTTCTTGCCCGGAGCAAACTTATTTAAAACTGAACCTAGTGAAATATAGGTACGCTTGGTATCTCTAATGATATTGGAATAAAAACCCCATGATAAATTGTAGGTAGTAACCAATGGTTTAAATATCTTATTAAATACCCTAGCAATCCCCACTAATTGATGGACCTCATCAGCGGTCATATTCTCATTTTCAAACATGGATTTAATATAAGGATCGACATTATAGCCAACTCTTCGACCATCCTTCATCATTTCCAAGACTTCCATATTATCTTCTCTCTTAAAGCGGATAACAGTACCTTTATTGGTTCTAATTGCCTTTGCTTCCTTTACATCATCAGGGAAATATTGTTGTAATTCACCTAGAGCCACTTGTTTAGCTTCCTGTATATTATTCCATTCAATTAAAGCCACTGTTTTTAAGACTGATGAAGTAAATGGGTTCTCAATTCTTTTTAAAGTACCCACCTGTTTTTTAATTCCGGCATCAATATAATTTTTATGGATATAATCAACCACACTAAAAGTAGCGTAAGTATCTTTATTTGGCGCTATCTTCTCTTCAAAAACTTGTTTATTGATATTGCCATTTTTAACTGCTCTCTCATTTTCAGAAAAAATCAATTCATGAAATCTTTTTTTAACTTGTTCAAATACTTTAATCTGTTCTTCGGTTAAATTCCTTTGTTTGTAATACTGATTTAAAACCACTTCAGGTATATTGCCGATTAAACCACCCGGATTAGCCAAATTGATTCTGTCTCCTAGAGCTTCTCTTTCCAATTTTAGGACCACACCCAAATCATCTTCGCTTAAACCAATCTTTTCTAATGGGTCGGTAATTTCAGTAGTGATTCGGTCCAAAAAGATAGCCTGATCGTTTCGCCTCATATTCATTATTTCCAAAGCCTCTCTAACTTTTTGTTTACTGGATTCAACTACCCCAATATCTACCTTTGCCAGTTTCCTATAAATTGGGTCAAATTTAGTAACATGGTTTCTTATTAATCTATCAATAAATGGTTTTCTTGGTTTTTCGGTTTGTTCAATCTCTTCTCTCTTCTTTCTTGCTTCTTTAAACCCTTCATAGATTTCTTCAAGTCGTTTATTATTTACTTCTTCTTCGCCCTTATCAAGCATTTCTAGGGTATCAAAATAAACCTTTTCTAATTCCGGTTTATTGTTTAAGTATTCAAAGAATCCATCATAAAACTTAGGAGCTACTTTTTGAAGTAAGCCCGGATCATTTAAAAGAACTGATACCGCATCAGCGTAAAGCTCTTTGGCACTGTATCTATATTTAGTAAAGTTTTCATTAACAGTTTCATCAAATGGTTTCCAAAGCTGGGTAAGATTTTTTAGTTCATTTTTAATCTCTCTATTATTCAAATCAGCATACTTGCCTTCCATAAATTTACTTAAAGAAGCAATATGGCCAATTAAATTACCTCTAGTTGTAAAACCATCAGGAATAAAGTCGGCAATATGACCAATCTCATGAGCCAAAACTTTACCAGCTACCACTGGATCATCAAAGATTCTGGGATTAAGTTTAATCATGCCTTTACCCTTCTCATACATTCGACCCAAAGCAGTTTTAAAAGCCTTTAGAGTTGGCACATCTCCAGTTAATTCCCGAACTAGTCTCACCATTTCCGGGAATTGGATAGCCCTAATATGGTTTAAAACCACTCCAGCGGATTCTAAATCAGCATAACCACCAATATCAGCATTACCGCTTGGCGCTTTATATTTACTAACATCATTATCTTTAATCTGTTTTAACTCAATTTCCCTTAATAATTGCTCTTTTTTAGTAGCTATCTGCTCTTCACTTAATTCATTTAAGTCTTTGGTTTTATCAACAAACTCGCTGACATGATCAGCGATAGACTTTCTATTGGCAATCATCTCATCATATTGGCGTTGAAACTTAGCTAATCTGTCTTTATAAGTTTCAGTAATTTTGCCAATATCAATATTTACCTGTTCTTTTAGAGTTTCAATTCTTTTAATCTCCGCATCAATATCGGTAATTCCCGCTTTGTCTAATTTCTCTTGAATAGAGACTTCTTCTTTTTTGGCTTTATTAACTTCCTTTCGGTAGTTACTAATGCCTTCAGGGTCAATCGGACTACCCCATTGAGTTTTACCGGTAACAATCCTTTCAGAATTAAATTGGATTTTTTCTTTTAAGGCTTCTCTCCTTTCCTTGATTCTGTTTAAATTGCCAATATCAGTAGAAAACATAACCAGTTGATTTTGTAATCCCGCCTTATCCATTTCAATTTCAATGGCTGCCTTATCTTCAGGGTTAGTCATTAGCGCTAGTTTCTTTTCTCTTGGGTCTAATTCACCCACATCAAATATCTGTCCTTGATAAGAAAATAGGTCATTGATTCTGCCGCCTTTTTCTTCAAACTTATTATAAACAGTAATATCACCGGAGTTTTCCACTAGAGGATAAATAAGAGGCGCTATGGACCGCTTGTTTCCTTGTCGCCATACCCTTCCTTCTACTTGGGCAGGTTCGGTTGGATTCCATCCTAAAGCATTATTAATGGTTACATATCCATTATTCTGTAAATCAATTCCTTCCTTAGTTGGATCACCGCCAATTAATAGTTTAACTTTGCCATCATTAAAGTCTTGCTTAATAGCTTCCCGCTCATCATTACTGGTTGAGCCATTAATCACTGCTACTTCACTGCCTTTAAAACCTAAATGTTTCACCGCATATTCAGCCAAATGGTTATGGTATTCTACTCCATTTGCTCCCATATAAAGGAATGTTCCATATTTTTTAGTAGATTCATTACCTTTAAGCCACTTAACTAATTCCATTGAGTATTTAAGTTTAGGAGAATTATCAATCAACTCTTCTGGACTGACAATTTGCGGCTGGTATTCTTTAATAAAATAAGGGGAGATTGAATTAGCTACCGAATAAGTTGAAGCCTTTAAGACCGCTCCATCCTCCGGTTTGCGATTATCCGATGGTTTTAACATCTCTTGAATTTTAGTTAAGTTCTCTTCCTGTAAGGCACTCATTTGAAGAGTTGGGGTCATTACCCTTCGCTCTGGTCTTACTAATGTTGGATCAACTTGGTAATCAACAAACTCTCTTAATATCTTTTGGAGTTGAGGTAGGTTTTTAAATGACTTCATCTTTTCTTTATTCACCCATTCACCTCTGACATTCTTTTCCATTTCGGTTTCAAAGTTGGAGAATAAAGCAAAGAAATCATTAATATTAAATATTCCAATTTTCTTTAATCTATCCCTAGCTACCAATGATAGGATGTTATAAACCTCTGTGGCGTGGTTTTCAAAGGGAGTAGCCGAAGCAAGATATACTCCTCGATTATTATTCTTCTTTAAAATATATTGGGAAATAATAAATAGTTGTTGAGCCTGTTTTGATGGCGTACCACCAATAACATTACCAAACCTTTTAGTTTTTGATTTATCAACACTACCATCAGGATTAACCGCTTCCGGTTTAGCGCCTTGAAATATCTTTCTAAAATTATGAACCTCATCAACTGAAATATGGTCAATACCTAAATCGGTAATTTTAATATCTCCAGCTTTATATTGAGCTTTACCAACAATCTCTTGAATCTTTGACTTTTGAAGTTCCCCTTTTCTAGCTGTTTCATTTTCTGTTCCCAAAGCATCAGTTAAATCACCAATGGCGCTATTTAATTCATCCGGAGTTAAAGATAATCTTAATAAACCTTCATGAGTAAGGACCGCTATCTCTCCATCTTTAATCCACTTGGTTTTATCTTTACCTCTCTCCTTTTCTATTTTGGTTACTTCTGGTTTAGTTAAACCGCCGAGATTGACAATAGTTTCATTAGGAAACATTGATTTAATGGTAGTTATCCAAGTTTGAGAAAGAGTAGATTTAGGTACAATGAAAGCGGGTCTTTTGGTCCAGCCTTTTTGTTTGGCCACCATTGTAGCGGTTAAGAGGGTATGGGTTTTACCCACTCCCACTCCATAAGCCACCAAACCAACACCCTTATTGGTTAAAAAAGAAACTCCATTAGATTGAGTTGGCGATAGTTTAAAGGTCTTACCCCTAAAGAATTTCGCCATATCTTTAATTTCTGTTGGAATTTTAGAATAATCCGGATTGACATAACTATTCTTTTCTTTATTAAATTTATCGACTATCTGATTTTGAATATCTGAATCCAAAACATTTCGAATAAAGTAATTAAACAACCTTGCCGAATCTGCTTTAATTGCTCCCATAATGTTTTTAGTACCCGGAGAAGCCCGATAACCTAAAACATAATTGCGAATATCATAGCGATTAACTCCATAAGATAAGGCCGAATCAGTCTTATTTAAGAAACTAATAAATTGATCAATAATTCTAGTTCCAGCTTCCTCATCTAGTTTAATTTCAGTAACATATCTATCTAGTGGGTCAAAGGTAATATCCTTTAATTCCACTGGCTTAGGTTTAATAGCTTCCAAACCATTTAATTGTTTGTCATATTGAGCTTGTCCTAATTTAGAAATAATGGTTTCTTTATCCGCTTTAAGTTCTTCTATTTTTTGATAAACATCACCGCTAAAATAATTGACATCATGGTAATACTTTCCTTGAAAGTAGTTTAAAATCTTTTTAGCTTCGGGAATAAAATCAACACTGCCATCAACCTTAGTATCTTTTAAGATTTTGGATTCAACCGGATCAATATTAGAAATTCCACCACTGACTGTTTGGACCGGTACTGTCTCCACCTTTAACTTATCCGGTTTAATAACTGGAGGTAATTTACCGGTCTTGCTTTGTTTGGTTATATTTCTTTTAGTCTTTATAGAATAAGAAGGTTCTTTAATTGGCTTTGGTTTAGCGGTTTTAGTTGGCTTACTCACTTCAACTGTTTCTGTTTCTTCTACTATTGGAGATAATCTTAAAACATCATTTAAATCTCCTTTAACAAAAGTTTCCTGTTGGCCGAATCGATTTTGTCTTTGTTCTACTGTTCCAGCTACATTATCCGGATTCTTTTCAAAGTAGTTACCACTAGTCATATCAACCACTCTCTTTTGAATTTCTAGTCTATCAAGTGAGCCACCTTTTTCAGAAAGTTTGGGAGTTTTTTGAAACACCACTATATCTGTACCAATACTGGTATCAGTAAAGATTCCTTCGGGTAATCGGTAGGCTTGGATTAATTTACCGGTTTTAGCTATCTCTTCTTTAGCAAAACTGTTTTCCTTATTTAAGAAAGAAGAATTGACAACATAAACCAATTTTCCGCCTTCCTTTAATGATTCAAGCCCTCGCTTAATAAAAAACTCTTCCCATCGATTAATCTTTGGTTCTACCCCTTTACCTTTAAGAAAAGAGGCTCTTTCACCAAAGGGAGGATTACCCACCACTAAATCATAATTGGCTTTAGGTTCATGAGTTTCAAAATTACCATCATTACCAAATTCTTCTCCATTACCAATCTTAATATTAACTTCCGGATATAATAATTTAGCGATTGTTCCTGATACCTTTTGATATTCATAAGCATCCCATTTAATAAAAGATGGGTCATAAATCAAATTACCAGTACCGGCACTTGGCTCTAAAATAGATTTAGCGTTTGGTTCTAACATCCTTGCTATCTGCCATACCTTATCAACTACTTCCGGTGGAGTATAGTATTCCGATAATAAACCTTTACCACTTGCTCCAGTTTCAGCCTTACCACCAGCACCACTAAATAAAGCTAATTTATCTAATTCTTCTTGGGTATAATCTTTTCGATCAGTGGAAAATTCATGACCCATTAATATTAATTCGGCTTCATTATTGGCTTCGGCTCTAGTTACTTTTCCGCCAATTGTTCTTGTTCGCTTAGGTCCATTTCCAGATTCACTAATGCTTGTTGTCTCGTCATGGAGCGATCTTTCATCAACTTCTGGATTGCGTTCTCTATCTGTTGGCTGTCGTACTTCACCAGTGTCGGGAACTCTTGTGGGTTGAATGGTTGTGGTTTCATCTACTGGTATTATACCTTTTTCTGCCAATCTCATCAAATCCGAGACTATATTTCTTTGCCATTCAACTTCATTACTGATTTTATCCATTTCCTCTTTTACCCAATTAGGGAATAAACCCATCTTAACACCAGCTTTTTCACTCTCATTTAATCTACCCCAAATACCATCCGCAGTAACCGATGTTGGATTCTCATTGGTAATTGGTTCAATTGTTTCCGGTTTAGTGGCTTCATAACCGCCTTCCTTTTTGGGTATTAAATCAAATTTTTTAACAGTTACTTTTGTTTTTTTAGTTTCTTTAGGTTTGTACTTATTAATAAACTCCTCTTCCATTCGGGCTTGTCTTGATATAATTTCATCTCTTTTACCTTCTAAACCTGCCCGATTTTCTTTATTGGCTTCTTTAATCTGTTTATTTAATTCTTGGACCTGATTTTCCATCTCTCCATAATCCTCAGCATAATTATCAATCCAATCTTCTTCGGCTTTAGCTTGAACATCAGCGGGTAACTCTTCAATGTTTGGCTGTTCTGCTGTTTCAGAAACGCTAGGACCACTAATTTTATTAACATCAGATATTTGTTTTGATCCACCATAAGTACCCGGAGTAATATATTGAACTGAATAACCACCTTCATAAGCTGGTGCGTTCTTCTCATCTGTTATTCCGACAACATAAGCCTTACTATTACCAAACTTTTCATCAACTATCTCAACAATGTCTCCAATCTTTATTCCTTTAGGATTCTCGGCTTCATTAATTTCATCTTCCTCTATATTCTCAATTCTTTCCTTCATCTGTTCGGTCCATTGATCGATATTAATAATACTGTCCTTTGATGGTTTAGTGTTTTCTAAAATATATTTATAGATTTCACTAACTTTTTTATTATTATCAGCATTTTCACTTAATTTTATTGGTGGCAACTCCTGATCTTTTTTTATAACCTCTTCTGATACCACCTCTTCTTTTTTCATTGTTTCTAGGACCTTTGGTGTTGTCTCTTCTTTTTTTTCCGTAACCTTTGGCTCTTTCTTTTCTTCTTCTTGAACATTACCACCTTGATTTTCCATTTTTGGAGGTTGAACATCCATCGGTTTTACCACTTCACCATCTTCTTTGGTTTTTTCAGTTATAACTTCTTTAATAATTGTCTCGACTTGTTTTTTATTTTCCTTAATTTTTTCTTCAATGACTTCAATTTTAGCGGTTTCAATATCCGTACCCTCATTAACTTTTTTCATTACCTCTTCTTTTACTCCGGGTACTTCTTCCACCACTCTATCTTTTATCTCTTCAACTGTTTGTTTAGCTCTCTCGATTCCGTTTTGAGTTACTTGGGCAGTCACATCCTTACCGGTACTCGAATCAATGATTGCGCCACCAGCAGTAAAGACTAATCCCTGAATACCTCCCAATGTAAATTCCATTGCTGTTTCGTTAGAGGTTAAATCAAATGGTTTGTCTTTGGACCATAAAGAAATATTCTTTTGTGCTACTTCCTCTCCACCCTCTGAAACAAACTCACCAGTTGCTGTTCCGACTGTTTTAATTACCTTAGCAGTTCGAGATACTGTTTTACTGACATCAGAAACAGTATCAGCGGTTTTACCTAACTGACCTAATATGGGAATATATTGAAGAGTATTTGATAAACCTAATAAAAGTAAATTTCCTTTAAATGTTTTATTGGCTGCCTTATTTGCTTCCTCTTTGGTTTTTCCTTCCTGTAACATTTCATCATAAGTCGAACCAGCCTCACTTGCTGATTCAAATGGAGTAGCCAAAGCTGAACCACCAATAGCTGCTAAAATTGTTGTACCCAACACTCCTAAACCCATAGCACCGGCAACTGCTGCTCCAGCATAGCCACCAGCAATCGCCAAAGGTAACATAGCCAAAGTAAAGACCGAACCTCTAGCCACAAGAGTAGTATAAAGTCGAGGATTCATTAAATCTTTCCAATCAAACTCACCAATATCTTTGCTGGTATCAGGCATGAATTGTCTTAACTCTCCACCCTTTTGAACTAACTTATCTCCTAAACCATCAGCTCCTTTCCATCTTAAAATATTACCAGCACCAGTAATTACATCACCAGCACCAGCTACCATTGAAGGTACAACCTCCATAATTTGTGGAGGAGTAATATTTCCCCATTTCTTTTTTATATCCAATGGGCTTGATGAAGTTTCCGCTCCAGTGGAAGTAGCCGATGATACTGCGGTTTTACTAGCAACATCATAAATCTTTAAACCATATTCAGTTGGCGGGGTAATTTGAATTTTAGAAGTATCAATTGTCGGAGTTTGGACCGCCGGTTGTTGATTCAACTGTTGCTCTATTTTTTTTTTACCACTTAGGTTACTGAAAAGATCAGCCGCCTTTGTCTTTATTGTTTCAAACCATGATGGTTTTTTGGTTTCTACTGGAGTAGTAGTTGTTTTAGTTTCAGTCGGATAATACTTATCAATCAAACTTCCGCCGGTCTTTTGTTGTTGTCCAGCTATTTGTGAAGGGGTCTGTTGTAATTTTTTTTTCTTCTCCTCTTCTGTGGGGTAGAATTGGTCAATTAACGACATATTTAATATCCTGTTGTACCTTGTAACTTCTGTCTAGCCTCTTCGGGGGATAATTCTCCTCTAGCGACTTTATAAAGTAATTGTACCTCAAAAGGATTTTCTGTTGGCGCTCCCCACTTTTTACCCATCGCACCATTCATATAAGCCTGTTTGATTTCATCAATACTGGAAACTCCAGCATATTTATTAATTAAATCAGGATAATTCATAGTGTCCGCATCAGCCTTTAAATTAGCTGCTGTTAATTTAGATGGAGTAGTTGAACTACCACTTGGTTTTAACCCAGTTGAGACAACTTTCATCTTTCCATCACTACCAACCACCCATGCTTCACTATTATCACTACTAAATGCCAAAATTTTATCTTTAGCCGATACTCCCATACTGGCGATTGTGCCTACTGGTAAGCCTGATTGAATTTCTAGTTTTTGAATTTGAAGTTTTTGATCAGCTGACATGGTATCAAAAGTCATATTACCCGAAGTAATAGCATTTGCCATTGTAGTTAGGTTGGCTCTAGCATTATCGATATTGGCTTGTTTAATTGTTTGAGCGAACTTGGCAGTATCTAAAGTCATATCAAAACCGGTCTTTATTAAAGTGACTGATTGATTAAATGCTTTGTCTGCCATATCAGTTACCATTGATTGAATCTTATAGTTTCGGTCAAAATCAGCATTATAAGCAGTTACCGCATCTTGATAATCAAGCCCTAAGTCGGTCACATAGGTATTAATTACATTATATTTAGTATTTAATTCATTAATAACACTATTCTTTTGTCTAATCACCGCATCAAGCCTTGTTTGAGCCACTCTCTGCTCTTCTGTAATTCTTCCCGAGATAACATTCATGGCTACTGGTTTGCCTTCTTCTGTGCCAGTTAAAGCCCTTAATTCATCAGTTATTTTTGTCTCTTCATCTTTAATCGAATTTAATTCAGTTTCAAGTTCAGTAACACCTAAACTAGCCATCATCTCTTGTCTTGCTGCTACTCGACTAATTGGAGTAGGCGCTGGAGTATCTGGAGTTAAATTATTCTTTAATTCTTCAAAGGTTGGAGTTTCGGCTGGTTTTAAAGCCGATAAAGATTCCATTGCTGTCTTTTGGAAATCATCTAAATATCCGGGCAATTGATCACTTGAAGTTGGTGTAGCCGAAAAATCAGTTGTTTGAGTTGGAGATGGAGTTGAAGATTGTTGAGTACCGGACCACCACCTATCAACATATCCACTGGCCGGATTATAATACCAACCGCCATTACTGCGTTTAGATTCCGGAACTATTTCAGGATTAGCCCAAGTAGCTTTTGTTGCTGGATCACCTTTGTTATCCCAATAACCGGTTGATGTTTCTGCCATATAATTAATTATACTTTAAATTCAAATCCAATGACAGTTTTCTTATTATCAAGAATCACTCGATAATCATAAATATTTTTTCTTCCATATTCAAAATCTGTTATTAAATCAGCAAAATTTACATTTGGTATCATTCCATCACTAACAGTTTCTTTTTTATTACCAACAACTCTTTTCTCTACTTCAAGAGTTTTTTTATTTTTAATAAACCATTTTTCAATCGGTACTTCAATTTCAATTAGTTTTTGTTTATAAGGCACAACATATTTACCTATTAACGATTTATCCATATCTTGCGGATGAATCATTTGTTTTTCCGAGTCGTCAAATACCCGACCATCTACAACACCAAAAATATCTCTAGTTTTTTTATTATAAAAAATTATCATAATATTTTATCTTTAAAAATTATAACTCTAAAAGTAACAGTAATTGTACCAGTACGAACAACAGTTAAAGTAGCTGAAACACTATTTAAAGCCGCTCCAACATAAGCACCACTAACTGAAGCATCATCTCTTATATAAAATCCCATATTATTACCAGCTGCCCAATTATTTCTTGCTATTATCTCCGCCACTTGATCCTTACAATCAGTTCCAAAATTCCAAAAACCACCAACCTTAGCTTGATTTCTAGCATCGTAAGCATCAGTAGTTGATTTACCTAAATCATTAATATCCCCAACATTATCTTCATCTATTCCCCAAATTTTATATTTAGTATCACTATTTGTCGGACCACTAAAAACATTTTTTATTTCTATTTGGGCCGAAGTTAAAGCAGAATCTTTTGGAACTTGAACCCCTGAAAAATGCCAACCAGTACTTTTACCACCCTCTCCGGGATTACCAAAAACAACTCCTACAGGATCATCACCACCTGTTTGATATTCCCAAAAAACTCCATCAGCATCATAAGCAACAGTATTATAAGGAACTGCTAGGTTATAACTACATCGAATAGTAGAAGAATTAGCATAAGCATTTGAAATTCCAAAAAAATTATATTCTTCTGAACCGGCAATAGAACCCCAAGAATAATTAGGTATCATTCTTTCTTTACTGCTTTCAAAACCAGAAACACTAACATAAGCTAAAAATGCTGGAATATAACCTAAACTATGACTAAAATCAACATAACAAGAAGTACCACCCTGACTTATTGTAGCCGAACCAGTAGTAGTACTATGTTGTTTAAGCATAGAATATTTAGAGGACATAATAATATCTCTTAAATCAGTTGAAGTAATTGATTTACCTGCCTTAACCACTTTAATTCCATAATCTAATGCTGTCATTTTTTAAGCTCCATCATCAGCAAAAATATAATATTTATAAACCATTGTTCGGCTAGTACCACTATTATTATAAAATTTTATTACAGTGGTAGTGGTAGTTAAATAACTATCATAACTAGTTATTCCTGAATTTAAAATTGCGATTGGATTTGAAGCTAAATAACTTCCAATATAATAATTTCCACTACTAGGAACATTCTCACAATAAGCTAAAGCAATAGGAATGAAACCTAAATTATGAGTAATAGTAACTGTTTGATATTCTGAATCAGCAACAGTTATATTTCCACTACCTTCCATAAATATTTTAACAATGGCATATTGTGAATTAAAAGCAAAATCTCTTGGTTCTACAGAATCAACACTTTTTCCATCAACCATTACTTTTAATCCCCAGTCGGCCATTTAAAAGACCTCCTGAAAGAAAATATAATATCTCATGATATTAGTAGACCATTCATAACCAGTATATAAATAAGTTGAATCCACCCCTGTTTGATTCCAACTATCAGTAGCTAATGAATATTTCCCTTCTCCAACCTTACTAGTAGTTAAAAAAATAGGTTTATAAGCCAACCCATGAGCAATAGATTGAATACCATAAGCATTAATACTTCCAGTTGTTTTTGTTTTAAGAGTATTTAACTTTGAACTAAAAACCAATTGATCATCAGTACAAGTTTTTACATCAAAACCTTCTTTACTAATTTTCATTCCCCAATCAGCCATTTAAAACCCTCCCGATTGATACCCAATTAAAATTCTATCATTAGTACCATCATTAATAATTATTCTTTTATTACCTCCATCAAGGATAATCGAAGCAGTACCAGTTCCAGTCCCCAACCTTATTGTTCCACTCATAGGCTGATTAGTTCCGGTTTTAGATAAATAAGCAGTTAAATCCAAAGAAGTAGCTGTAATGTTTCCATCCATATCTACACTGAAAGGCGCATCTTCAAAGAAATTAGCACCAAGCCAAATACCCTGATCATCTGATTTAAACGATTTATCACCAAAACCAACATTCATCGCCGCCACATTTAAAGTATCCTTCCCATAAGTAGAAGGATTATTTAGTTGATAATCTGGTACATCATTAAAAGCATCTACTATCATTTGACAAATACTGCTCCACTCTCAATGGCTGGAGCTGTATTGCCACTAACAGTGAAGGCTAATTTAACTTGTAACACTGAAACTTCATCACCCTGTTCTCCATTAATTATCAATCTAGCAGTATCAACTTTATGGTCCATTAAAACATAAGCAGCATAATTTTTACTTAAATAAACATCTAAATCACAACTAGTTGGCATTTCCTGATAAGCAAACATAACACTATCTACTGTTGAAAATTCTTCTCGCTTTACATGAATTACTCTAGTTTCTAAATAAGCCTTTTCCAATTTATTAGAATAATCTAGTTTATCAATACCTATTGTTATTGTTGCTCCGACTGTATGTCGCCAAGAGACATAAACATTAAATCCGGAAACTGCTATTGCTCCAATTTCTACTCCCGTAACTACCAAATCAGTTCCTGACCTTTCAGAAATAGGATAAGGAAAATCCATAATTAAAGGATATTTAGCATCATAACTAGCCATTCGATAAACCCCACTATCTGCCGGATCACCTAATCCATTAGAAAAACCCATTAAAATATCTCCGTTTAAATTACCTATCGCACTTGGACCAACTGAACCATATTTAGTTGGAGAATAATCACCGGGAATCTTTTTATAAAGTTTAAGTCTCTCTCCATCATAAGAATATAAATTACCTGCTAATCCCGCCTGAACAATCACAAAATTATCAGTTGGAATAAAGGCATTAATCCCCACTTCGGGAATAGTATCAGAAGAAGTAAAAGAAACGGACCAAGTATTCCATCTAAAAATTTGAGTTTGAGTAATAGTATCTGATACCCAAGTACCCACCAATAAATCAGTTCCAATCTGTCCTAACGATTTAACTCGATAAGGAGCAACCATATCTAAAGCCATTGCCGAAAAAGTACCAGCATCAACTTGAGCCACATAATTAGCATCACCAATATAAAGAACTTGGTTGCCGGTATTAACATACATTGGATGAAACAGTAAATCAGTTTTAGTAAATGTAGCCCAATTAAGCGCTTTGTTTGCCGCCCATTCACTTGCCCCTTCAGCATCAGTAGCTAAAATACGATGTAATCGGCTCTGTGTAGCCCAATAGATGTAACCTTGATATTCACAAGCCCCAAGACATTTAACTTCACCAGCGGCGGCAGTAGTAGTTAAAACAAGGGTTATAGAACCAGCGCTATCAATTTCCCAAATTTTTCCTGATTCGGATGAAAAGAAATAAACTCGGCCATTACTAGAGACCACTCTTTCTTTACAAAATTCAGTAACAGTAGTTCCAGACATTTTAGTCATTTTTTGAGCTACTTTAAGTAAACCGGGAGATGAATGGGGATCAACACCTGTTAATTTATAAAATGAATTAGCTACACCGGACCACTTAGAATCAGCTAAACCACCTTTATTAAATTCTGATATTGGAATTGTAGGTTTATTTGCCATAATTTAACCTAATAAATGTAAATTAATAGTTAGTGTTCCAGTTGGTGATCCGGTTTTAGTCCAAGTTAAAGTTAAACCATCAGCATCCCAAGTTTTAATAATAGCAGATTGTCTATTTCCAGAAGTAGGAGAAAAGAAAACCAAACAAGCACCAAAAGTAGAAGTATTATTATAATAATTAGTTGAATCTCCATCTTTTTTTAAAGCATTATTTGTTTTTGCTGAATCACCAATACCAAAAGATATAGTAGCACCACCACTCGCCGCCATAGCAAAAACAGAACTAGGTGCAAATCCAGCACCAGTATACGAAACATCACCAGTTTCTGCTGCTAAATCTCTAGTAATTTGTAAAACCTTTGATTTTAACCTAGTTGTAACACCTCCAGTACCTACAGCATTTAATTGTGTAGCTGTAACTGTTAAAGCAACATCTTCATTTATTTTAGGAGAAGTAAGGGTTTTATTAGTTAAAGTAGTAGTAAGAGAATCAAAATAAGTTTTTAATGCTGCTTTAACATTTGCCCAAGTCAATTTTCTAATTATATGAGAAGCGGTACTATCGGTTAATGGAATTAAATCAGCATCTATTGGAGGTGTTTTATCAGTTGCCGCATTAATTTTAGTTCCTAAAGTTGAAGTTGTTTCATCACCAGTATTATTACCACTTAGAGTATTACCATCTAATTGATTAATTTCAGTAGCCGAAGCTGTAACTGCTACATCTTCATTTAATTTTGGTAGTGTAAGTCGTTTATTAGTAAGAGTTTGAGTAAGTGAAGCTAACCAATCAGCAATTTGTTGAAGAGTAGACTTCTTAGAAGATCCAGTAGCAGCATCAGTAGAATCAGAAACATCAACAACATTAACTAAATCACCACTTTCTGGTGTATCTATTGCTGTCAATTCGGGTACTGTTTTATCTTCTAAATCTGCCATATTTATTTATTCCAAGTAGTATTATTTTTGGAGTTAGAACCCCAACTACTAACTGTTTTAGCAATATTAGAAAAGATTGAACCTCTCCTTATTACTATATTAATTTTACTATTATCTTGAAACAAAAGATAGCTTCCATCCTGTAATTTTAGCTTTGAAGGTCTAAATTTTTCGGTTTTATTCCAATCACTATCATTTTTACTTTGTTTACTGAAACTAGAAATAATTTTTACTATTTTATTCCAACCTTCAACAAAAAATCCATTTAAATATTTTTTAATAGTATCTACAATACCAACAATATTAGAAAATGATTTTAACCACATCTTGGTAATTCCATTATCAATAGCTGATAAAACATCACTTAGAGTACGAGCATAAAAAACATTCTGAACAACTGTAGATAAAGAAATTATTGAATCAGTTAGTGTTCGGTAATATTGACCAGCAATAGCAAAGAAATCAGTAATATGAAAAGTATCTAATAAATTCTTAATTCCTTTATTAAAATAGGTTGATATTACTGTATATGAATCATTAAAACTCCTAGTAAAACTCTTTATAAAAGTAACCACTAATATAAGTTCTTCTGTAAAAACTCTATTAAAGACTAAAAGAATATTAATTACTTCTGATAAATTTATTGCTTCTAAAAATGTTTTAACTTGTTGCTTAATAAAAATATCAACTACTGTATAAATATCACTCAATCCCCTTGCTATGGACCGAATTAAAGTACTAGTTATAGTAATTGTACTTGTTAAAGTTTTAACTAAAGCCCGAACAATTAAACTCTCATTTAGAATAATTGAACTTGATAATACTTTAATACCCTTATTAATTAATGTTGAAGTTACCGAATATAAATCACTTAATCCTCTTGTTATTGCTTTTATTACTGTACTATTGGTAATAATATTACTTGATAAAGTTTTACCAATAGAACGAATAATACTTGAAGTTAAGACTAATGTTTCAGATAGAGTTTTTGTATAGTCCGTACCGGCAGATACCCTGCCCATACCACCATAAGATGTACCTCCATAAGTTGTTGATCCATACATATATTAATTATACCTTTACTTGACTTTACTTTCTTTTTTTACCAATACATTTTTTATTTATAGTTAAGCGGCTTCATAAGTACCAGACATAACGCAGTAATGACCAGCTGCCCAAGTTAAAGGAACAGTGGAACTACAACCAGAAATAGTAGTATAAGTACCACTTGCATTGTAAGCAAAAATTATTCCATTACCAGTAATTGATAGGTGATAAGATGTTGCACCATCAAAAACCGAACCATGACCAAGACCATCGGTATAAGCACCATAACCAGAACTAGCACTCACTGGCAAAGTTAAACTTATAGCACCGACTGATATTCCTGTTCCGCCTAATACAAATTTAATTCTCCAATGAACAGTTTTACCTATTTGGCAATAAGCACCCACTAAAGTTCCAGTTGAACCCACATTTAAGTTGGCAATCGTTGGATTAAAAGATGTCCAAGCACCTGTTTGCCCATCTAAAGCATTTAATTCAGCAGCAGTTGAGGTAACAGCAGTACCAGCACCGGCACCAAGTTTTAAGCCACCATCAGCAATAGATAATGTATCAACATTTTTGTCCGCACCTAGAACTAATGCTTTACTAGCAACAGCAGTACCAGCGACAGAACCATCAATTAAATTTACCTCTGTAGCAGTAGCACTTATGGCTACATCTTCATTTAATTTTGGAGAAGTAAATCTTTTATTAGTTTGAGTTTCAGTTCTGGAGGCCAAGTCAATCCATTTTAATCCTGTAGTTTCACCACTATCAGCCACTAAACCATATCCATTAGTTCCAACACCAAGTCTGGCATAAACAGTTGAAAAGGTTAATAAATCTCCCTTAGTAGTTAAGACATCAATTTGATCCCATACTCCATCAGTAGGAGATAAATAAAATTCATCACCAACTACTACAGTTCTAGCATTAGAAGATTCTTGTGTACGAGTAATAGTGAAATTATCATTGGCCGGATCATGAGAAGTAACAAGGACCACTTCGGCATTATCTGGATTAGCTGGAACACCAGCGGCTTTAATAACACAAACATAAGTACCACCTGAAGTATTGGGAAATCTAGCACCTTCACCACTAGCACAAACTAAAGTAGTACCGGATGCAGCAGGACTTGGAGCAGTAGCGACTGTTGTATAAGCAAAATTCTTTCTCTGATACATAGTTTAATTATAAACTAAATCATCAGTATTAGGCAGTTGTTACCTGAATATTATGTGTAATTTGAAGTGAATCACCAGAAACAACATTGACTGCTG